GAAATTGCTTTTCCTCGAACTGCATCAAATGTTCAAAAGTATAAAGCACACTCAACGGTTTATGCAAAGGGAACTCCTATACATATACGGGGTGCTTTATTGTTTAATCATTATGTTAAGAAGAATAAGTTAGACAATAAATATTCACTCATCGGTAATGGAGAGAAGGTAAAGTTTCTCTATTTGAAAAAACCAAATGTTATTCAAGAGAATGTAATATCATTCATTCAAGATTTTCCTAGAGAACTTGGACTTGAGAAGTATGTTGATTACGATTTACAATTCGATAAAAGTTTTGTGGAGCCACTCAAAGCAATCTTAGATGCGATTGAATGGAATGTTGAAAAGACTGTAAACTTAGAACTATTTTTTTCCTAATACCTTGACGAATTGAAATAAAAATAGTATAATAAAAATAAAATGGATTGTTGGCACTGTGGTACTGAACTCATTTGGGGTGGAGACCACGATTTAGAAGAAGAGTTCTATGGCGAAGACCATGCATATGACTTCGTAACTAATTTATCTTGTCCAAAGTGTCAAGCCTATGTTGAAGTACATCATCGTAAAGAGGGTAAAGAATGGATTTCTTGAAAGAAATTGTAAAAGAGATCGGTGATGATTTCACCCAACTCGCATCAGATATTGACGAAACTGAGGTCTTTATTGACACAGGTTCGTACATTTTTAACGGCCTTATATCAGGCAGTATATTTGGCGGGGTATCTAACAATAAAATTACTGCAATTGCTGGTGAGAGCAGCACTGGAAAGACTTATTTTTCCCTTGCTGTTGTCAAGAACTTTTTGGACACTAACCCTGATGGGTATTGCCTCTATTTTGATACTGAAGCAGCAGTCAATAAAGGATTATTGGAGTCTCGTGGAATTGATACGAGCACGGTTGGTTGTTGTAAATGTTGTTACAATTGAAGAGTTTCGTGGTAAGGCACTTAAGGCAGTAGATATATACTCTAAGACAGATGAAGAGAATCGCAAACCTTGTATGTTTGTGTTAGACTCTTTAGGTATGCTTTCAACTGAGAAAGAAATTACCGATGCATTAAATGATAAGATGGTTCGAGATATGACCAAATCTCAACTTGTCAAAGGAGCATTTAGAATGCTCACACTCAAACTTGGTCAAGCAAACATTCCACTTATTGTTACTAATCACACCTATGACGTTATCGGATCTTACGTCCCAACTAAAGAAATGGGAGGAGGCAGCGGTCTCAAGTATGCTGCATCTACAATCATCTATCTTACCAAGAAGAAAGAAAAAGACGGAAAAGATGTCATTGGAAACATTATCAAGGCAAAGACTCATAAGTCACGTCTAAGTAAAGAAAATAAAGAAGTTGAAATTAGATTGTATTATGATGACAGAGGACTTGACAAATACTATGGTCTTTTAGACTTGGGAGAGAAAGGTGGTCTCTGGAAAAATGTTGCGGGTAGATATGAGATGGATGGTAAGAAAGTATATGCTAAAGAAATATATAAAAATCCAGACAAATATTTTACAGATGATATAATGGAAAAGTTAGATAATATTGCAAAAGAAGAATATTCATATGGAACGAATTGAAACTACGATTCTTCGTAATTTAGTTTTTGATGAGGAATACTCAAGAAAAGTTATTCCATTCATTGAACCAGATTACTTTGAGAATAAAACTGAAAGAATAATATTTGAAGAGGCAACACAATTTATTGTCAAGTATGATAGTGCAATTACAGTTGAAGCACTTAATATTGAAATAGAAAATCGTACTGATCTAACAGAAACAGAAATAAAAGAAGCGAGAGAAACAACAAAAACATTTGATGATGCACCAGTTGATAATCAATGGTTATTAGACTCAACTGAAAAATGGTGTCGTGATCGTGCTATATATTTGGCACTCATGGAATCAATTGCACTTGCAGATGGACAAGATGACAAAAAAGGAAGGGATGCTATTCCTAGCATTCTCTCTGACGCTCTGGCTGTTTCTTTCGATAATCATGTAGGTCACGATTACTTAGAGGACTATGAAGAAAGATTCGAATCCTACCACAAAAAAGAAAGTCGAATTCAATTCGACCTTGAATACTTTAATAAAATTACAAAGGGAGGTCTCCCAAACAAAACGCTTAATATTGCACTTGCGGGTACTGGTGTTGGTAAGTCTCTCTTTATGTGCCATCACGCTAGTTCTGTCCTTTTAGATGGTAAGAATGTTTTATACATTACTCTTGAAATGGCAGAAGAAAAGATTGCAGAAAGGATAGATGCTAACTTATTGAATGTTGCAATACAGGATATAACAGATTTACCTAAACCAATGTTTGAAAGTAAGGTAAATAATATATCAAAGAAAACACAAGGGACTTTAATTATTAAAGAATATCCTACTGCCTCTGCACATTCAGGACACTTCAAAGGTTTAATTAATGAACTTGCATTGAAAAAATCTTTTAAACCTGATATAATATTCATAGATTATCTAAACATTTGTGCATCAAGTCGTTATTCTAAACTAGGAAATGTCAATTCTTACTCGTATATTAAAGCCATTGCTGAAGAACTCCGTGGTCTTGCAGTTGAGACTAATGTACCTATCGTCTCCGCTACTCAGACGACTCGTTCTGGTTTCGGTAGTAGTGATGTTGATCTTACTGACACAAGCGAGTCGTTCGGTCTTCCCGCCACTGCTGATCTTATGTTTGCTCTTATTAGTACAGAGGAGCTTGAGGGGTTGGGGCAGATAATGGTAAAACAATTGAAGAACCGTTACAATGATCCAACTTATAATCGAAGATTTGTGATTGGAGTTGACCGAACAAAGATGAGATTATATGATTGTGAACAAACTGCACAAGATGATTTACTTGACAGTGGACAGGAAGTAGAGTATAATGAAGAAGATAAAACAACAAAGAAATTTGCCGAGTTTAAGTTTTAAAAATGTCTGGAGATTACAACACACATAACGATCAACAACCTAATATAAATTACACAGATCATACCGTTGACCTTTCTAAGTACGCTTTATTCGTGGATGGTGTCACATCCGATCCCAGTAAGGATTATCAATCTTTTGTTGAGAGTTTGGATGACCTTGACGGACAGGGTTCCAATATTCACAGACTTCTTACTGCTGCTGTTGGTGTCAGTGCTGAGGGTGGTGAGTTTATGGAAATTGTTAAGAAGATGGTTTTCCAAGGTAAGCCTTGGAGTGACCACAATCGAAAACATCTTGTTATTGAGTTGGGTGACGTTATGTGGTATGTAATGCAGGCATGTATGGCACTCAACATCACACTTGATGATGTGATTGCTGGTAATGTTGAGAAGTTAAAGAAGAGATATCCTGGTGGAGAGTTTGATGTTCACTATTCTGAAAACCGTGCAGCAAATGACAGATAAAGAAAAGACTATGATTCATGTTTATGAAGAGCACATAGATGTTCTTGAAAAAGAAAACAAAAGTTTAAAACTACAAGTTGAATTTTTAAAGCAACAACTAGCATACAAAACTTTTGGTAAACCATCACACGAAGAAGATCAATGAAAAGAACAGAATCTTATGAGCAACTACTAGAGAGATTTACAAAAAGAACAAATCAGGTTTTAGTTAAAAGAAATAATTTAACAGAGAAGTGTCCAGCTTGGGAAGAATTAAATGAACAATATCATTATCTTCAAGGATGCATAGACACTGTTGTGTATTTAATGACAGGCAAATTGCCACAAGATGGTAATCACGATGGAATGAAAGATCATAAACCAGTTGAAGGGCACGTTCGTAGAGACTTAGACGCACTTGACTAAATAGGTATACTTACTATCAGATTATGAGAGAACAGATCATCAATGCTTTAATCGCACATGCTCACGGTGATATTGCAAAGCATAAGGCTAACGTAGAGGTATATTTGACAAATCCTGTGGGTATCGGAGAACATTCAAACGTATTAGAAGCAATTGAACAAGAATTAAATATGATTGCAAAGTATCATGATCAGATAGAGGTTCTGAACAAATATTTTAAAAAGAAAAATGACGAATAATGAGTCAGATCACAAAACAGCAAAAAAATTAATTAAGATATATAAAAAGAAACCTAGTCTTTATGGCGAAGCAGATGTAATGTATGCCAAAATGATTAGAAAGATCTATAAGAAAAAGAAAAAGAGAAATGGCAGTAACTAAAGAAAATTATACTGGCATAATAGATGATATACTTAGAAACTATCAAACCAAAATATTAAAAAATACTAGTACTGTTCAAGAAATAAGAATTGAAGATAACCAGAGAGCAGTAGTTAGAGATCAAGTTGAAAATTCTTTGAGGTCACAGGGAATAACTTATGGTGAATTAACAAGAAATGTTGGATCTTTTGGTGGAACAGAGATAATTCTTTTCGGCAAGAAAATTAGATTTATATACAAGTTAAAAAGTGTAAGTGCAGGTTCTGGTGCTGGTGCAGCACTTACACGATTATCTGAATCTGCTCAATGTGCTTATGCTGCAATTGCATTTGGGTTAGGAAGATCAATTAAAAATAATGATGTAACCACTTCAAATCTTAGTAGATATTCTGGAACCTTTTTTACAGATGAAGATACTAGTAGAATCGCAAATAGTTTACCAGATGATTGGGTTGAATCATCTGTTTTTGGTGCAAATAAACTATTATCAACATTTGGTAGAGGTGGTCGATATACTTTTCATAGAGGGGATGGAGTTGTAAGTCGCATCAATAATGCTTTTATGAGAGTAAAAAGAATTGAAAATGTGAGAATGGATGTTAATAAATGGAATCCATCTGATTTTTGGATGGTAGAAAAAGGATTTAATTTTGGACGTATTGATGGAGAACAAACTTTATTAGGTTTAAATCAAGTTATTCAAGAAAGTTTACAGGAAAAATCATTGATTGGAATATCTTTGAAAAAAATGCAAGGTGGTGCGAGTTTATCTAAAAAAAATATTACTTCAAATATGAATCAAAGTAAAGAGTATACTGGTTTTTCATATAGTCGAACTTCAATGGATGGTTATATTTTATTATCTGGTGGAACTAAAATTCAATATCGATCTTTTGGAGGCCCTAGTTCATTAACAGGATTCCAAGGTGAAGTTAAAGGAGCAAATGCAAATCAAGGTAAGATATCATTGGGCCCTACAAATATGATACTTCGAACATATGGTTTACCAACTGTTCCAACAAACGCTGCAGCAAGAGTTAGAACAGATCCTATTTCAGTGTGGAATGAGATATCTGTTGGTTTAAGAACATATGCAAGAATGAATCAAAAACAGATAGATACCTTGCGAGATAAAGTAAATCAATCTTGGTTATATTCAAAATTACAAGTAACACAATTGATTGGAATAATCGAAAGTATTAAGAATAGAAATCTTCGAAATCAGTTAGTTGAAGATCTATATCTTTATGCTTCAAGTCAATCAAGATTTTCCTCTGCATATTATAAATTAGAATAACAATAAATAAAAGAAAAAAGTGTCTTTAGTCAAATGGATCTCAAAGGAATTGCAGAAGCATATCAAAATGTATATGAAAAGAAATTAGACCCAGTTGGGAAAGAAGATGGGGATGTCA